TCTAACGAAGATGAATGCCTGGCCGTCACGGGCTTTGAAGAGTGGCCCGTTCCCATCGCCCGTTATACCGTAAAAGGAACAGAAGCCTACGCAACAGGCCCCGGCTGGAACGCCTTACCGGATGCCAAAATGCTACAGCAAATGGAACTTGACGCCATTACAGCCATTGAAATGGGTGTAAAACCTCCGTTACAGGTCCCTCCGTCGCAAGTAGGGAACATCAATCTCTTCCCTGGCGGTACAACAGCCATAAACGATCCCAACGAAGCCATACGACCCATATTCCAAGGACAACTGGCAATCGGCGAACTCGAAGGAAAAATCCAACGAGTAGAAGACAGGGTAAAACGCACATACTCCTCGGACCTCTTCTTAATGCTCGACCAGTTAGACAAAGGCCGCATGACAGCCCAGGAAGTCATGGCCCGTAATCAAGAAAAATTACAGCAGTTAGGCCCGGTGGTAGAACGCCTTCAATACGAGTTTTTGAACCGTATCTTAGAGCGTGTGTATAACATCCTGGATAGAAGCGGCATCTTCCCGGATATCCCCGAAGAACTGCAAGACATTGTAGGCGAAGAGTTTAGGATCGAATACATCTCACCGCTTGCTCAAGCACAAAAGATGAGCGGCTTAACGTCTATCGAACAAGGCATCGGCTTTATCGGACAGGCTGCACAATTCGACCAGACGGTACTTGATAAGGTCAACCTTACGGAAGCGGTCGCAAATTACTTAGCACAGGTAGGCGTGCCGGCTGCCATGATCCGTTCGGATGAAGAAGTTGAACAAATCCAAAAACAACGCCAAGAAGCACAAGCCGCAGCAGAGGCACAAGCCCAGCAACAAGCAGCCATTGCCCAGGCTCCGGACCTTGCAGCCGCTGCTAAAAACGCAACAGAAGCGGCAAACGACGGAAATCCCGCTATGCAAGAGTGGCTAGGAATGAGGTAACAATGCACGAAAAAGAAAGAAAGACTGCACAGCTCATAGAAGAAACCATACGTAGTAAGGATATGGAAGCGCTCCGGTACGTCATGGAAAGTCCGTTAGGACGGCATTTTATGGCCCGCCTTTTAGACACGACGAGAATCTACAGCCCATTGTCAAACGAAACCACACTCCTAGATGAAGGGCGCCGTCGTGTAGGCCTTGAATACTTAAAACTCATTCAATCCATGGGCCTTGAAGGCATGAAATTTCTTCACCAAATGGAAGAAGAATACGCTGAAAAAAGAATCGAACTCGAAAGGATGAAAACAACATGGAAAAGCTGATATTTGACCTGCAACGATTCGCCGAAGGCCCGGAAAGCCAAGACGAAGCACAAGGCGCGGCAGATACAACCGATACGAGCGCTAACCAAGAAGGAAGCGACTCATTTATTGGTAAGGGAACTCAAACCGCCTTAGGTGGCGACGGTGAAAGCACTACTCCGCAAGTACCCGAATCGTACGATTTCACGGCCGTATTAAAAGAAACAGGTCTTGAAGCGGACGAAAAAAGCACCGAAGAATTTACCAATCTCTTAAAGGGTATGGGGGCAACGCAAGAACAGGCAGCCGGTATGGCGACATACGGCATTCAGTATGCCCAAGGCGTGGCAGAAGCGGTAGCTAAAAATCTCCAGGAACAATATGTAAACGAAGTAAAGTCCTGGGGTGATGCGGCAAAAGAAGAATTAGGCGGGGCGTATCAAGAAACGCTCGGCAAGGCCGCGACCGCAAGAGATTATATCGAACAAAAGATTCCCGGCTTTACGCAGATGTTAAACCTGACGGGGGCCGGTAATCATATAGCCATGATTAAAACCATGGCAGCCTTTGCCGATTTAATCGGTGAAGACCCTGGAAAGATGGGTGGCGCAGGCACCGCCGCAACAAGTACCGATATGTATCCTCGTACGGATTTTTCAAAGTATTAATTTAAAAGGAGAACAAAAATATGATTGGAAGCACAGCATTAACTTTCTCGGATTTGCGTAAGCGTTTAAATCCGCAGGGCCAACTCGACACGATTATGGAAGTCATGGCCCAAAGTAACCCTATTATGGAAGACATTCCCTGGATGGAAGGAAACCTTCCTACAGGCAACCAAACGACCGTCCGCACGTCGTACCCTCACCCGGAACTCCGCCGCATTAATGCCGGCGTAAAGCCCGGTAAATCGACGACACGGCAAATCATCGACACGTGCTGCCTTATGGAAGCACGTAGCGAAGTCGATGTAAAGCTCGTAAAACTCGCTCCGGACAAACAAGCTTTCCGCATGTCAGAAGACAAAGCCTACATCCAAGGCTTTACAGATGATTTGGCAAAGTACATGTTCTACGGCGACACGGACGCAAACCCGGACCAGTTTAACGGCCTCGGCATCCGCTATAACACGTTTAAGGGCGACCTCGGAGAAGAAGGCTACCAGGTCGTAAACGCCGGCGGCAAGACAGCCAATAAACAAACCTCCGCCTATATCGTCGATTGGGGCGAAGATGCGGTCGTCGGCATTTACCCGAAAGGATCAAAAGCAGGCCTTGATATTCAGGACCTCGGAGAAATCGACGCCATCGATGCAAACGGCGGTAAATACCGGGCCCTTGCAACGCTCTTTGACTGGGATGCGGGGTTAGCCGTTAAGAACATCCGCAAAGTTGCAGCCGTTCGAAATATCGACTGCAAGGCAGCAGCCGAAGACAGCACGTCCGAAGCTCGTAAAGCCTTTGCAGAACGTATTATCGTAGCTAAAAACAAGATTGTAAGCCCGAAACGCCCGATCTTGTACGTATCGCCTATGGCATACACCATGCTTGAATTACACCTCTCGGACAAAGACAACGTATACGTAACCCGTCAGGAATTAGCACAGGGCATCCCGACACTTTATGTATCAGGCTTAATCGTTAAGAAAAACGACGCATTAACGGAAACTGAACCCGTCATCGCCTAGAAAGGAGAAACACATGATATACGATGCAGAAAATACGTTCTTCTGGAACGTGAAATTATCCGGACAATCCGGAACAGGCGAAGTCATTAAAACAGGTAAAGGTGATGCAGGAAGTCCTTTAACCTTAGTTGTAAAACTCCCCGGAGCCTCGGCAGATTGCACGGTAACGCTCGAAACAGCGGACAACGACAAGATGACAGGAGCTAAAACTTTGGGTACCTACACGGCAGAAAAAGGTAAAACCTTAGCCGTTAAGGTGCCTTACGGAGACCTCGGTTATCTCCGCCTTAAATGGGCGTCAGCCGCAGCCCAATCGGCAGGCACCATTTCGGCGTCACTTGTAATGGATGCAGACGTACGATAAGCCGGGGATCCCTTTTAAGGATTGCCGTAAAGGAAGAAGTCTAAATCAGTTACACGCAAACGAGTTACGAGCTAAGTTAATCCAAGCCGGCGTTGAATACACCGGCGAAGAAACCAAAGAGGAACTTGTAAACCTCGTTAAAAAACACAAGTTATAAAGGAAAAGGGGACGGGTAACACCGTCCCCGACTTTATTAAAAAGGAGAAACCATGACAGACACGGATATTTGTAACATGGCGCTATCAGATTTAGGAAAAGGCACCATTACCTCAATGGACGATAAAGAAGAAAACGCAAGGGCATGTAAGCTCTACTTTGACCAAACAAGAGAAACGGTACTCCGGGCGTATCCGTGGAGCTTTGCTCATAGAATTGAAAAGTTAGCCCTGCTTAATAAAGAAATACCCGGATATGATTTTTGTTACGCATATCCTAAAAATTGCTTGAAGATAAATAACATTCGAAATAAACAGATAAACGTACAAGAACACGTTCCGTACGTTGTCGTAAACATAGATACGGCTACAAAGGCCATTACTTGTAATTTACAAGACGCTTACGCAGACTACACGGTCGATGAAAAAGATGTACAGGTTATGGATACCTTGTTTATTAGCGCTTTTACACGCCTTTTGGCAGCCAATATGGCTATGCGCCTTACAGGAAATCCGCAAGCCTATCAAATGCAATATCAGTTATTCCAGGCCATTATTCACGACGCACAATTAAACGACGCAAGAGAAGGCCAAAGGGATGCAGTATATCACAGTAATTACGCCAACACTCGGAGGGTACGATGAACATATACCTCATACAGCCGTCGTTTGCAGCCGGCGAAATATCGCCGTACGTCGCAAACCGGGTAGATTTAGATAAATATAAATCGGCCCTTCTAACAGCCCAAAACCTGGTCATCCGTCCGTTCGGCGGGTGCTATCGTAGACAAGGCTCGGAATTTATCGGAAAAGTCAAATACGACGATAAGCCGACAGCACTTGTCGCTTTTAACGCCGGCATAGACGATGCATACCTCCTGGAGGTGGGATATCAATATATCCGTATCTGGGAAGATGGCAAATACACCGGGACAGAGTTATCCACACCGTACGATAATGTGGATAACTTACAATTCACCCAATCAGCCGATACCATGTTTATTTGTTCCGGCGACTATCCGATTCAATGCCTTCAAAGAACAGCTACAGGCTGGACATTCAAAGAATACGAGATAACAGAACCTTATTACGATTCGGCCGTACAGACGGTAAACAAAGAAACATCGTTTACAACACCGGGAACATATACGTTCACACCACAGTTTACAGGTAAATATGATATAGAAATTACAGGAGCTGGCGGTGGTGGAGCGGGGACAACTACTGAACGACACGAAGGGAAACACCATCGAAAATTCTATCTGGCTTATTTTGGAGGACCAGGCGGAAACGGAGAAACCAAAAAAATAACATATATATTAACACAGGGAGAAACATATAACATAACAGTAGGAAAAGCTGGAAAAGGTGGAAAATCGGTATATCAGGAAAGAAAAACAGACGAGGATATATTAAAATCGGAAAACGGAACGAATGGGGAAGAAAGCTCATTTAACGGGAAAACCGCCAAAGGTGGGGGCGGTGGCAAGGCACGAAGAAAAATAAACCAAAGTGAAGACCTCAAGACAGAAAACTACCACGGCACCGCTAAGGGCGGGGCCCCTGGAAACTGTGAAGACGTCACACACAACCCAACGCAAATAACAGACGGAAAAGACGGTCAAAACGGATACGTCAGAATTACATTCTCCGGAAACAACGAATTAAAGCCCTCGGCCACATCGGGAAACGACGTTACCATTACAGCAACGAAAGACACGTTTACGCCGGGAATGGTGAATAGTCATATAAAACTAACGCAGCAAGCCGAAAATCAATCTGAACGAATTGAAATACAGGCCTCTTCCATTACAGAAGAAACAAAATCTATACGAGTGGGAAAGGCATGGAAGATTACAACTCACGGCACATGGAAGGGTAAGGTCACGGTTTACCATTCGGACGATAATAAGACCTGGCAAGAGTACAGAAGTTATAAATCAAATAACGACCAGAACTTCACAGAATCGGGGACTGTAACAACGCCTACATGGATGAAAGCAGTAGCTGTAACAGACGCGGATAACGGAAGCGGCAAACTTACAGTAGACTTTTCCCGTAACCCTTACTCAAACGACGGTACAGCTAAAATTACAGAGGTTATCTCACCAACGGAAGTTAAAGTATCAGTCATTACTGACTTTGCTAATACCGACAAAACACAAGTATACGCATTAAGTAGCTGGAACGACGATAACGGATACCCTAAAATGGCATGCTTTTTCCAAGACCGGTTAGTCTTAGCCGCAACAAAAAAAGAACCCTACTCTATATGGATGAGTCGAACAGGGGATTATCCGAACTTTGGAATCGAAAAAGTAGACGGCGGAGTAAGCGACGACTCAGCCATAAAAGCAGACCTCATTACCCGTAATGGTTTTGAAATTCTTCATTTAGTGCCTGCAAAAGACCTTGTTATATTAACGACAGGAAACGAATGGATTATAGAAGGATCCAGCGTTATCACGCCGGCTAAAATTAATCCCAGGCCGCAAACCATGCGTGGATCTAATTCGTGCCCTCCGCAACACATCGGAAATCGTATTGTTCACGTACAGCGAAGCGGAAAGACCGTAAGAGACCTCGGATATCAATATGATGCGGATAACTACAACGGAGACGACTTAACGCTTTTGGCAACACATTTAACAGAAGGCCACAAGCTGGTATCCTCGGCATACATTCAAGAGCCCAATAGCACCTTGTATTACGTTCGTGACGACGGCGTGCTGCTTTCGCTGGCCTTCATCAAAGAACAAAATGTATTCGCCTGGTCACATCACACAACGGACGGCAAATATAAAAAGGTCACGTCTATTCCAAATGGTGCAAGCGACGTATTGTATGTAACGGTAGAAAGAGACGGAAAAATCTATATAGAGCGGTTTAATCACGATATAGAAGCGGCCGTATACATGGATTCGTACGTAACAGGAAGCGGTAGTAGCATAAAAGCGTCACACCTTACGGGAAAAACCGTACAAATCTTAGCGGGCGGTACAAGACTGCAAGATGCACAAGTACCTGAAAATGGCTTAGTGACCTTTGGCCAGTCGTTTTCAGATATCACAATTGGCCTTGCCTACGAAACAAAAGTCGAGCAGCCGGGCCCTGATATAGGATTAAAAGAAGGCACTATGCAGGCCAGAATTTCAAAGATTAATACCGTCGTATTAAGAGTAGAAAAATCCTACGGTGGCCATATTGGGTATACGTTTAAAGATAAAGATATGGACGAATTACGATACGAAGATTACGAAATGCTGGAAACCGGAGATATCGTGCAGCAAATGCCGGTAGCCGATATTGGTAGTAACACCAAAAATCATATCTGCATCAAACACGACGAACCCTTCCCGTTTAAACTAAACGCAATTATAAGAGAGGTAAGTATTGATGGCGGCATCGTCAAAAGTTACAACGGAGAAATTTAACAAGGAAAATAAAAAGCACCTCCAGGCCGTAAAGTACATAGAAGAACATCTAAGGCCTATCGATAAAAAAGAACTGCAAGGGGCTTATACATCCGTTACTAAATGCGCCATGCACGAATTTTGCGACAACTTTCTGGCGTTCGGCAAAAACGGTAAACCTATCGCCATATACGGGATCGTAAAATACCCGATAGACGGACTTCACGCCGTATGGATGGTAGGGACAACAAAGCTAAAAAACTACAAAAAAGAATTAATCACAACAGGGTTTAAAGAAATCCATAGATTCATCAAGGAATACGGACCCGTAACAAATTATATAAGCATAGACAATGAATCATCACGGCGTTGGCTACTAAAAGCTGGCGCCGTTTTTGATGCACCGTTTAATGAAAACGGCATAACGTGGCAGCAATTTGTAATAAGGAGGAATGAATAGTGTGTGGAGTATGGGGCATGATAGCAGGCCAAGCCGTCCAAGGCATCATGCAATATAAGCAGATAAAGCAAGAAACAAACGCCAAGGTCGCTATGTATAGACAGCAAGAACAAGCGGCAGAGCAAAACGCTAAAATAAGCGAACTTAGGCAAGACCAAATTGCCGATAAATACGCAAACGACCAACGTAAACTTGACGACAGGATGCGGCTAATGGCAGGCCAAACAGCAGCCCAAGCCGGCGCATCAAACATGACGCTTACGGGTAGTCCTTTAGATATCCTCATCTCGTCGTACGGAACATACCAAGACGACAGCAGTCAATTATTACAGAACCAACGCAATGACGAACGCTCGGAGTTATTTAACCAGTACAACTATGAAAACCAAGCCGCAGGTTATAAAGCCTCGGCCGAAAACGCCAAGGCCCAGGGGAAATTAGCCGGCATAGCCACGCTTCTTTCAACAGCTTCCAGTATGTACGGAATTAAACATGAGTATGCCTCGGCCAAAAAAGACAATGTAGGAGGAGACTTTAATTACAAGCCTGACCTACTCGGAAAATCACAGTATAGGGGAAAAGAAAAAGGATTGTTCAGTTCAAATCCCTTTGGATCCAAGAATTTTAGGGGGTAACCCATGGAAATAAAATCATACAACAGAGCTGTAGACCCTAACGTCGAAAACGCAAACGCACAGGCCACAAATAACATAGAAGCCTTTGGGGGAAATACAACCGGGAATCAATTAATGGGAAAAGCCGTAGGGGCTTTACAAGGACAAATACAGGCATACGTAGATGACCAAATAAGCATGAAGGTCCTTGACGCTACTAATGAATACAAAAAGCGCGTAAACGACTTATTAAACGATCCGGATAGTGGCCTATTGCACAAGCAAGATACAAATGCGCTGGATATTTTAAAACAATACCAAGAAGGCGAAGCAAAAATAAGAAGAGAAACAATCGCAAACCTTCCTAATTACGAAAAGGCACACAGGGCTTTTAACGCCATGGCGGACGAAAATAATCTCACTAAAACAGGCGCCGTTATGCAAGACCAGTACGAAAAAACAACGACCCATAGAAATGAAAGTGTAGCAAGAGCCGTTGCAGACGTCACAGACACGGCAATAGAAACTAATACGCTAGAAAACGCTTATTCGTCACTTACGCAAATAAGAGGCATCGTGTATAGCCAATATAAAAACATATACGGCGAAGAAAAGTTGGATGAGATGACAAAAAAAGCCGCAACAACATTTGTACAACAATGGGTTTACAACAAAATCAAAAGCGGCGACGAATCAGATTACGAAGACGCATATAGTTTTATCGACAAGGCATCCCCATTTGTCTACGATGCGGATATCACCAAATTAAGAACAGAATTAAACGTACGAAAGCGTGAACACGACATGATGGACATCGCCAAAGAATCCTTCAACCTCTTTCCCAACGACCCTAAAAAGCGCGAAGAACACATACGATCAAAAATGACCTACACCGTAGAAGAAGGCGGAGGAGGAAAAACAGGCGACACAACTCTTGAAATGATTGCCGCCGTAGAGACTGATAATAACGACTACAACTTAGTCAACGACTCCGGACATTTTGGAAGATACCAATTTTCGCCTAGCACTTACGCCGAAGAAGCACAAAAAATAGGCGTAGACCCGAACGATAGATCCCCGGAAGCACAAGATAAAGTAGCAGCTCAATACAAAAAGACGTTAGCCCAATGGATAGGTTCGGACAACGAAGACGCACTTATTATCGCGTGGAATTTCGGACCGGCCGCCGGCAAGGCGTGGCTTGATAAAAAAGACGGTTTTTATCTTGATAACGATTTTTACACATGGGACCAAACACCGCCTGGAAACGCTTCCGTAAATGACAGATTAGCCAAAGCTCATAAAGCGAAAGAAAAGATAGGGGCTAGTGGCTCAAACATCCAAAACGCTATAAACCAAGGCGTACAGTGGACAGGAAACGCTCCGCTTGCAAACGGGAAAGTGGCGTGTGTAGAAGCGGTATGTAGCATTGGCGCGGCATATTCCCCTACATTGAAAAAGTTCCACGATGACAACGTGGTAAATGTAGATGTTCTGGTTAATAGAGCCAAAGAATCCGGTATGTCGGTAATCCCTTACGATCCGTCGAAAGTAAAGCCCGGTTCAATTATCGTATACGACGATGTAGGGGGCGACACCCAAACACACGTCATGATTGCAGAAGAAGGCGGAAAAGTAGTAGGCAATATGTCTAGCAACAATAACGGCGAAGGTGGCGTGGCAGAAGCAAGTAACGCAGATTTTGACCCGCAGCACCTAAAACCGGCACAAATAATAATCCCGAAAGAAGCCGAAAACGCTAAAACGACAAGAACGCGCGTTAAATATTCAGAAGAAGAAGTACAGCACATGCTAAAAATCGCAGACACCTACCAAGCCCAAGCTACAAGAAACGAAGAAATTGCAAACGACGGACTGGTAAAGGCAGGCCTTCAAGAAATGCAATTAGCCCATGAAAACGGAACACTAACTTACGAATCAGCAATAGCCATAACCGAAAAATACGGCAAAGGAAATCCCAAAGTATACGCAGCCTTAAAGGGAGCTATAGGAACATATATAGCGGCACCTAGAGCAGCGGGAGGCGGAAGCGGCGGATCCGGAGGAAGTGGCGGAGGACAAGGCGGAAGATTGACACAGTTCAAATCAATGATTGGACGTCAGTTTAATAGCTTTAGCGAATTTATAAACTATTGCAATACGAACGGAATTTCATTGTCGATAAATGAACAAAACAGTATGTCTAAAGCCTTTAATGACTACACAAACGGCACCGGCGAATTTAAGCCCGAATTCACCATTAATATGGATAATTTAGCAAGAAGATCCGGAATAGACAAAGATACTTTTATTAACAATGCAGAAGTAATTCAACGGTCCGTTGCAGGATGGGCAGCAGAATTTGAATCACAACAAGGTAGAGAACCAACCCAAGACGAAATGTATGCGTACGCTATAACGCTCGTAACGTCAAGAGATGAGTCTTATGGAAGAACAAGAGCGGACCAATTATCAGCCGGAATTAAAGACGCATATTCAGAAACGGGAGATGACGGCGAAACGTACTGGAAGATTTATTGGACTGACGGAACCGAAAGCACGGTGCACGATATGTACTACCAACAGTTGTTAAACGGAGAAACTACCGAACACTACATTAAAAGCGGGCAGTATAAATAAGGACGTGAAACAATGGCAGAATACAATTTTAACAACTTTAAAATTAATCCTGAAAACCCCACCGGAGAAACACCGAATAACGATGTATTAGGATTTAAAGATTCAGAAACGGCAATACAAGAAGGCCAAGTAGAATACGATGCAGACCAGGCGAAACGATGGAAAGAAGCCGATGCTATACTTGCTAATGGCACAATGAATTTTAGACCGACGTCAGACTATAGAAATCCGTCAGCAGAAGACTTTGTCGGAGCGACGGCACCGCCTTCCCAAAAACCGAATTTTATCGATGCAATCAAAGATTCGGCCATGGATGTATATCGCAACATCTTTAATGGAAACGCCGAAGGTATGCATAATGCCAAAGTATATGCACAATTCATAGGTGTTTCGCCGCAGTTTTTAATGGATAACGAAGCAGCTTACGAACAGGCAGAAAAGCTATACAATCAGCGCTTAAACGCACGCTTTATGGGCGGCAGCGCTTTTTCAGCAGAAGCCCTGGACGCCATGTATCCTGAAATTCAAGCCCTTAGAAAGCAAGATCCCGTAGGAGCCGCCATTGCGCTTAAAGAATACGGAGATATAAAAGATACGAGAGGAATATTTGACCTTGCTAAAGACGCTTTTAATTCCGGCTCGGACATGGTTAAGCTTTCAGATGCACAATATAGAGCCTATAAAGGCGAAGATATCGACTCCGTTAAGCCCGAAGTAGATAGATTAACGGCAGAATTACAGGCCTACAAAGAACCCACAGCAAGCCAAAAAGTCTTATACGACACAATTCAGCAGCTCACAATTATGGGAACCCAGGCTGCAAGAGCCACAAAAAGAGCAGCGCAAGGGGCTGCATTAGGTATGGCAACATCGGCCGCAGCGGCAGGTGGCGCAGCTGCAACGGGAATCGGGGCAGCCGCAGCACCGGTTATTTTAATGGCTGGGGCTACAACAGGGGCCGCTTACGGTATGCGTGTAGGCATGTTTGAACAATTCGAACAGCAAAGCGCAGCCGCAAGATACTGGGAACTAATGAACAACCGTAAGGGTGAATACAGCAGAAACCATGCCCTTGTAGACTCAACCATAACGGGCGCGGCTAATGGGGTTATTGAACTAGGCCTTATGGAACTAGGGTACAACCCCATTGCCAAAGCTTGGGGTGGCCAAGCGGCAAAAAGCATATTAAATAATGCCGCAGCTAGAATGGCTATCATTGATGCGGGAAAAGAAAGCATTGCCAAACTTTCCGCGCAAGCGGCTATGAAACAATTCGGTAGAAGTACAGCCGCAGAACTTGCAGAAGAAGGCACACAACAAGCATCCGAAGACCTTATGGATAATGCCGAATACTACTTATATAAAAAAGGCGCTCCGCATACCACAACGGAGATTATAGGAAACGCTGTAGACGCTATGGTACAGGCCGTCCCGGCAGTAGTAGGCATGGGAGCCATGGGTGCTATAACGCACGGCGTAGGAAACTATCGCAGTATGCGGGCCATTGCAGCCATTAAAAATGAAGACTGGAAGCAAGAATACAGAAGAACAGTCGAACAACAGACTATTGAAGCGTTAATGGCAAACAAAGCCCAAAACAAAACCGCACAAAAAAATCCGGAAGTATATAAAAACGTCGTACAAGAACAGGCCCGTCTTGCCGGTGTACAGAACATGTACGTAGACGCACAAGAGCTTTCAAAGACGGATAAAGGCGTAGACGTTTTAAATGATATGGTAAATCGTGGAATTATTACGGGCGAACAAGTGGATAAATCCATTTCAACCGGTGCAGACATTGTAATTCCGACCGGCACCTTTGCCCAGCTTGCCGACGAATCCGTGGATACCGATACTTTGATGCGGGCAACGACCATGGCTAAAAACGGTGTTCATCGCGCAGCCTTAGAAGAAAAAGACAAACGAGTTGAAGCGATCCGCGAAGAATTAGCTAATTTAGCACAAAATAAAAAAGACGTTCTATCCAAGGAACTCATGGAAGAACATTTTAGTGATGCGGACGATATAACAAGAACGGCAGCTGAAAGCGTCATCTATAAAAATCCGTACGATTTAAATAAAAGCTATAAAGAAGCCTTAGCGGACGCAAGAAAAGAATATGAAGACGCACTGGGCTTTGATGCTTACTGGAATTACAAGCCGCAGGGCGTTGGCATTATGTACACCGACGAAGAAAGCCGTCAAACAGGCCGTGGAATCAGAGTCTCGAATAATGACTACTGGTACCAGGACATGTACCAAAAGTTGGGCCGCAAAGCAACAAGAGAAGAAATGCTTGATATTGCTTACGAAGACCAAATGAAAGAATTACAAACCTTGGCACCGGAAGCGGCAGACGAATTTGCACAAAACGCAAATTCCTTAAAGGCAAAATATGAGTCCCTACAAGGCTTAAAGGATAAATTCGAAGAGTTGGCCAAGAGCGATTACGCCGTAAAACAATCCCTCACAAAGGAAGGATATGAAGTATATAACGAAGTATTAAATAAACTTCAAGACGGTAGCGAAAAATCCAAATTAGCCGCTAACGAAAACGCCTTCATATACGCTAGAATGGCCGAAAGCTGGGCGAAAATCCGCAACGAATACGGCGATACGGCCTATACAGCCAAGGATTTTATGGTAGAACATGCGGTTAATATAGGCGGCGATCGAAGTGTAAAAATGTTTTCCCAGAAAGAAGTAAAGTTAGCTAAAGAGAAGCTTAAAGCGGATATGAAGAAATGGGCTAAAGTAGTCAACGAATTCAAAGTAGAAAGGCAAGAAGGGGAAAATAAAAAGTATGATAAATCGGAAGATTTAATGGAATCGCCATTGGTGTTTAAAATGGCAGGAGTACCGTTATACCCCATAACCATATCTCGAGAGGTAATAGATAAAATCCTAAGAATGCCTACCGCAAAAAGACACGGACATGGGGAGCAAATAAACAAAACCTTATTAAAAGAACTACCTAGAGCGTTTGCCGATCCGTGGGGAATATTTAAATATACAGATAAACAAGGGGAAAAACTCCTCATACTTACCGACCTCACAGCATTAAATGGACACAAAGAGAACGGAGAACCAGAAGACAAAATAATCGCACCGATTTTATTAGAAAAAAAATACGGACATAAAAGGTATCACGCGGTGCAATCCGCATACGGAAAAGAAGGATATGAGATGTTGTTGGGGCATTTATACGATTTAAAATATCTCAACAAAAAAGAAGGACTTGCGTTTTTAACTGCCATCGGGCTCCAATCGCCCAAGCGCGTAACGCTAAGTCCTTCATTCATTAGCAGTATAGCAGATGAAAATGATTTACACAAGCTAAAAGAAGCAAATCCCGAAAAATACCAAACATCAGATAAAAAGAATATAACCACACTCTACCATGGCGGGGCAGAAATAAGAGGAAACAAGGTAGAAAAAAATGAAATGTTTAACGGAATGTTTTTTAGCGGCAGCTATGGAGCTGCAGCATCTCATGGGTCCTTTAATGGCGAAGATCCCCAGGTTGTAAAAGTAGAAATAGATAAAGACGACATCATGGATTTATGGCTCTCACGAGATGACATATACGATTGGGCAGTAAAAAAATACGGTGAAGAAAAAGGAGATTTTATTGGCGACCTAATCACCGAAGAAGAAGACGTGTTTAATCTTGATGAGGACGAACTAAACGATTTACATGAAATCATCTACGACTACAGAATTGAGGAAGGGAAGGAGTACCTATTAGATGCAGCAGAACTTAGCTTTGAGGTGCAAAGATTACAAAGCATAGCATCTGAAGAACTAGGATATAAAGCCGTGGCCGTAACAGATGAACACGGAACAAGCTATATCGTCAACCCTGGAGTAGAATTTAAACACGTCAACGATGAAGAAGACGAAGAAACCTACTACCAACGCGCATGGCACGGAAGCGGCACGGACTTTAACGAGTTTAACCTGGAAAAAGCCCTTACCGGTGCCGGGGATATGGTACACGGCTGGGGGATATACACGGCCAAGAATAAAAAGACAGCCCAGGCATATAAAAAACACGCCAAAAGCAAGGGCCTTCCGTCGTATTTGTATGAAGTAGATATCCCTGAAAACGAAAACCTTCTCATAGAAGAAAAACGCTACGAAGAACAGCCGTCCGAAATACAAGAAAAACTTACCAGGACAATATCGGGCTTACCGGATAAGCAGCAAAAATCATTTTGGGAAAAACTGTTACACAATGAAATGCGGACCTTTCCCGAAGAGACCGAAGCGTTATCAGATCTGGATAAAGCGAAAGATAAGGTAAAGCAATTAGAAGTAGCGGCCAATGGCCTTGAAAATACAGATAAGCCGAAATTCAAAGAGAAAATAGCTATAAAGCACCTCAAGAAATTAGGGTATACTGAAGAGCAAATCAAAGACCAGGATTTCATGCAGGTGGAAAAGGAAAAGGAAGAAAAAGTCCTTGCTGCTGTAAAAAAAGAAGCCGAAAAAGCCGAAGCATCCATACAGGAAAGAAAAGACAGCATCCTGGAAGCGGCTATTAAAAATCCTAAAGAAGCCTTAAAAAGAAGTGTTGGCACCGGTAAAGAGATCTACAGGTATTTATCGGCATCGCTTGACAGTATGGAAGAAGCCTCACAATACCTGAATAAAAACGGGATTGAAGGTATTTCTTATTACGACAGTGAAGACGGCGATTGCGTCGTGGTGTTTAGTGATAAGGCGGTAAATATCATCGATAAGTACCGTCAAGAGATAAAAGCCTCATATAATTCCGCAACAGGTGCCATTAACTTATTCGACGGAGCAGACCAATCCTCATTCGTTCATGAAGCGGCACATATGTATCTTACAGAGATAAGTAAAATGGCAACCGACGAAGCGGCACCCAAGGGCCTCCTGGAAGACTGGAACACGATTCAAGCGTGGGCGGCATATAAGCCGGAAGACATTAAAGATTACGAAGGAACGGCAAGGGAAAAAGAATTTAAATCCTACGCCAAGGCCATTGAAGATGCTCGTAAGAGTGGAGACGTCATAGCTATTCGTGCTGCCGAAGAACGATGGATGCAGGAACGATTTGCCCGCGGCTTTGAACGCTATATAGCCGAAGGAAAGGCTCCGACACAGGCCTTACAAAGCGCATTCAGAAAGTTTAAATCCTGGCTCGTATCAATTTATAGAGATTTAAAAAACCTCGGTAAAGAACCGCCGGAAGACGTAAAGCGCGTCATGGATCGGATGCTTGCGACTAATGACGAAATAGAAGCCTGGGCCAAGGCGAAAGAGTTAAACGCCTGGGACAAGAAGGGCTTTTCCGGGGACTTAACGGGTTCAGAAGGGGACATGATTAAACGCTGGGCCGAAGACGCCAAAGAAAAAGCCAAGGAACGAGTGCTAAAAGAACTCATGCGTCAAGAAGAAAACCAGTGGAGAACAGACCTTGAAAACAGCCTCGAAAAAGAACGAATCGATTACGAAAAACACCTGGTCGATGAAAACCCGATATACGGCCAAGAATTGGTTTATAGGGAAACCGACGAACAATTCAAAGAAGACTACCTAAGAACGATTGGGTACGACTCGAAAGAATCATTTGAATCGGCTATCGAAAAGGCGGGCGGTCCGCTAGAAGAACGTTCAAAGGCATTCATGGAAAACCGCCGTAAAGAATATGAAGAAATGATGCCCACATCCGAAGACTTTAAAAACGCAGCCGACGCAGAACTTGCCTCGACAAACGCACAGATGAGACTTTCGCAATTAGAAGCCTATGCAATTAAGCGAAAAGTAAACGGATACGTCGCAGAAGCGGTTAAAGCAATGCGTGAACTTGACGCCCTGGACGGAAAGTCAGAAGAAGAAATTGCGGCCGGCATTAAGGAAATTCTAGGCGTAGACGACGAGGAAGCAAAGAAAGGCCGTCAAGTGGCCTTAATGCTTGCTAAGAACGAAGAAATTCAGAAGCTAAAGGAACGATTAAAGGACGCCAAAGAAAAGGACAAAGAATATAGAGCCTCGGCTAGGGAAGAATTGGCCTCGGCTAAAGCGGCCCTTAAAGAAGCTATGAGAGGATTAAACACGGCTAGAGACATTACAGCCGGTAGTTACACTAAAACCCTTCAAGTAGCCCGTGAAGAATTAAGTAAGATGACGGTAGCCGAAGCCACGACCTGGAGGCACTGGGAAATAAAGGCCAAGCAAGAAGGAAATAACGCCGACAAGTTAATGGCAGCGGGAGCCTTTGAAGAAGCGGCCATCGCTAAAGGAAACAGCCTTAAATACTACTGCATGAGTAGAGCCGCCAAAGATAACCAGGAATACGTCCGTACCAAGCTCGAAGGCTCGACGGGTCGCGTAGACATGCAGCAAGAAGCTATGGACGGCATTAAAGGCATGGTTAAGCGCATAAGTAGAAGGGAAAACCCGGTACGCCTGGACCCGAACAGCCGATACATGATCCAGCACCTGGCCTACATTACGGGAATCACCGAAAAAGACGGCGTGAAGCCCTTAAATGAAAAGGGTGAACCCGTAGGTATCAACTGGGAAAAAGTTTACGGAGATTTAAATCCCGATTATGCCATGGATAAAGAAACAGCACCGAATCCTGACAAGATTGTGGCACCGTGGCTTAGGATACTAGCCGAAAGTAAAGAACGCAAAGACTACAACGAAATGCAAATGGACCGGTTCCAAGATATGGTTGAAGCCATGAATGTTCTGTATAAAGCGTCAAGAAGAGACTACGAAGCCACAACTATTAAGGACAGAAACGGCAAGGTTATAAGCCAAGAAGAAGCGGCTATGAAGCTTGTCCAGGCTATCGGCGTAGATAATGAATTTAATCCGTTGCAGGACTCAAACGACAAGACAAGCACCAAGTCCAAGGCTAAAAGCCTAGCCAAAGACGCCTTACTATACCTCACCAAAGCCGAAACCATCTTTAACCGCTTTGGTGGCGACTGGATGCAACTCGTGTACGAGCCGATTAATCAAGGGGCCAATAAAGAGCTTACAATGCGGCAAGAGGCGTGCAAGGTATTCTCCAATATTTACAATATGTACTCGCTCGAAGAATGGCAGGCGATGAGATCCGACAGAGTCTTTACTATCGGGCTTACGACAAGCTTCACAAGAGAACAATTAATTTGTATGGCTCTTAACTGGGGTAACAAAGAAGGTCGTAAACGGGTCCTTTCAACGATAAATAAATCGGCCAAAAACGAAGCGGACGTCATCGACGAATATACAATGCAAAGCGTGCTAGAGTCATCACTTACCGATAAGGACTGGAACTTCATTGAAGCCATTTGGACGCAGCTCGATTCGTACTGGGCTGAACGAAACAAAGTCCAGGAAAACCTATACGGACAAGGTCTCGGAAAAGTACAGGCGCTGCCGTTTAATATTAACGGCCGTCAGATAAAAGGCGGTTACTACCCGATAGTATATGATCCGAAGTTAAGTATAAGAGCCTCGGACCTTGCAGCTGATGACATCGTAAAGCAAGCCCTTTCGGGAAGTTCGACATTCGGCATCGGCATGGGAAGCACCAAATCCCGTGTAAGTGAAGTAAAAGGACAGCAACTAGCCTTACGCCTTGATGTATGGCCGCAGGCGGTAACAGAAGCCATTCACCATATCGCTATGCGTGAAGCGGCAACCGACGTGTATAAATTAATTACACACCCGGCGGTACAACAAGCCGTACAACAAAAGTACGGCATGGAAACGTACAATATGATCCGCCAGTGGAGTAAAGACGTTTGGAAGACGGACGTACAAAAAGCCGATATTATTAATCGCACTTTAGAACAGATGCGTAAAAACTCGGCCTTTGCCGTTATGGCCATGAGAACGGGAACGGCTCTTTTAAACGTTCTTAACGTCTTCCCCATGATGCACCAGATAGGGAAGATAAATACCCTAAAGGCCATTACCAGCTTTGGCTTAGGTTTCTACAAGGGAACGGATACATACGCTAGAAATCGGCAGTTTGTGTTCGATAAGTCACCCATGATGCGGGACCGCATGAATACTATCGATAGAGATATGCAGCAGGACATGAAGTTAGAGGTAGGGCAAGACACCTCGCTTATTAGAGAACGGGCAACACACGCCAAGGAAAAGTTCAATCGCTTTGGGTATTGGTTTATAACTGAAACAGACCTCATGTTCTCGATGGCTTTATGGAAACACGGATACGACGAATCGATGAGAAAGCAAATCGAAGCGGGCATGACGGACGTTAAGCAAATGGAACAAAACGCCATTTCAGACGCAGACACAAACGTAAGAGCGGTATTCGGAAGCGGGCAAGTAAAAGACCAGGTAGCCATGCAGCGCAAGAACACCTTAGTGGGACAGCTAACTCCGTTCTATAGCTACAGTTCAACCGTATTAAACGCCCTCATTAAGGCGGGATACAGAGTAAAAGACCACGGAGATTATATGGCGCTTATTAACGCCACTCTCTATTGGGTAGTGCTGCAGACGCTCGCCGAAACCGTTTATAGAAGTGCTGTTGCCGGAGAACTCGACGACCCGGATAAAATGCTCCGTCGCCTGGGGATCACGACCGTGAGAAATGTGGACCAGGGCTTCCCGGTAGTCCGTGATGCTTTAGAAGGCGTCATGAATCACTTCTTACTAGGAAGCGACCAGAATAATTCACCGCTCGCCATTACCGCTATTGACGAACTTGTAAAAGCAGCTCAAGCAGCCGGAAACGAAAAGAAAGACTTCACCGACGTAGGCCGCTCGTTATCGCGCGTTGCTAACCGTACCTGGAAATTCTCCGATACCTTATCAGACGGATTCTGGAACCTTGTAAGGTTTTCACTCGTTGACACAGACCGAAGCGTTCAGGAACTTATTACCACAACGATTTTTGATAAGCGGTACAAGACACACGAAGAACGGGTACGTCAAGACAAGAAAAAAGCCAATGAACAAAAAAAGAAAGGAAAATAAGAGATGATAAGTAAAGACAAAACCACAATCACTTACAAAGGGGACGGGGTAACAACCTCGTTCCCTTTCCCTTATCAGTACAGAGCAGGAGAAGATATTAAAGGGTACCTATTGGTAAACGGCAAAGAAATGCCGATTATAGCCAATTACCGTTTTGACGAAGTAGAGAATAAATTCATCTATCCCGTAAACGGCGTACCGTTATTTACAACCGACACCTTAGTTATTAAACGACAAACGCCGATTGAACAAGCCGCTGATCTTCCTAATAAGTATCCGTATAACGCCGTCGAGACGGTAGCCGACAACCTCACTCTTATAGCCCAGGAACAGGAAGCAAAAATTAAGGGAATAGAAAATATCCGTAACGAATTAACCGAAACAACGGAACACACCGCTAGAATGGCCGATAGGGTTTTAAATGCCATATCAAACGGGTACAATGTGGCACAGAATCAGTGGGCTCCGTTCGAATACATAAATCCCGCCGAAAAAACCGTAAAAGAATTAAAAAAAGAAATAGACGAGTTCAAACTGGCAGCACAGCGCATGGGAGCCGAAAACGGAACTAGAGCCATTGCCAAAGCTCGGTTTGACGTCGAAGATTTTATTAAAAACGCCAAAAACGAGGCATATGTTATTAACTACGGGCCACAAGTAGACCTTGTAATGGGCGTAGAAAGAAACGCAGTTATCATACAGACCGAAGAAAAAACCTACAGATTAATAGATGAATCAGTAGGATACAAGGTTCAAGAAGTCATAGAAGCGACCGTCAATAATAATGGTACTACCATAGACGCTAATATCACCGGCACTGCTAAAACGATAAGTGTAGAACCCGTAACAAACGTGAATGAAGCGGTGACACCCGGAAGGTACATTGGAGAAAGCATTACAATTAACAACGAAACATTCCAGGGATATGTATTAGACGTTCTAACACTGGAAGACACAATCTTCCAAACGCTCACCACGTTAGATGGACGAGTATTCGTAAGAAAAAGCGACGAGAAACCCATCACAACGTCCTGGACAGAACCATACAAAAAAGACGTACTGGTAGAAGAAAATACCGCTCAATTCGGTAAGGCGAAGATAGAATTAACCAACAACGGAAGCCTTAGTGTAAAGGATATAACCGCTCCCGATAAAGGAGGTGAATTGGCGTTAAGGAGCGATTTAAATAAAATATCAGATTCAATAAGTGGACACAAAGCACCGGTTATGACACCGCTTATAGATTGGGAGGAAATGAAAAGACAAAACTCAAATAACGACGTGAGAAACATCAATGAACAAACGTATGGAATAATCGGGACAAACAGAAATAACCCGATCATACTAAAAGAATCATATAAAAACTACGATAAAATATTTATTATTCTTTGTGGCAACAGCTGGGGCACACGAAGAAATATCTCATACGAAGTCTGGCAGTTAGAATACCTTTTTGCCACCAAAGAGGCATTTCTCTTATATAGCCAGAATGGAGTAAATTGGATGTTAAAATCCACAAATTCAACGGAAACGAAATGGATTACGCATTCCAAAACTGAGGATTGTGGTATCGTTGAAATTTATGGAATTAAATATGAAAGGTCGTAAACATAATGTTCTATTTAATTAAAGACGGTAAGGTGCAAAGCATGTGTATAAATAAAGAACCGCTCAAAGGGCTGGACGGAGAAATCCTTGAAGGCGACGCACTGGATCCGTCAACAGTCGCCATAAAGGACGGCAAGGTAATCCAAAAAATCGATATCCCTGAAACAATGCCCGAAGAAGAAGTAAAGCTGGATGCCGTAACCGTCCTGGAAGCCATTGTAGATATCCAGGAAGAAGTAATGAATAATTCACTAACGTTAGAATCACTCAAAAATAAGGAGGAATAATCATGGTATTGAAAAAATATATGATAAGTGCCTATGGGAAATTGGTGTTAGCCGGAGTCTACACATTAGATGAAAACGAAACGGGAAAGAAGTTAGTACCCGAATCGTACCAGGAAGCGGTCGCTGAATGGTTAGCAGAAAGAGAAGAAAAAAAGGAGTAGGACGT